GGGCTTGTTTGTAACCAATTCTTGCGCTATCATTCCCAATGAACCAATCATGGCAAGTCTTCCATGGTTTATTTCTACGTCCAACATAAAGTCTTCATCTTTGCCTAAGAATGAAATAGGTAGAGAAAATCCCAGACTGCCAGGTTGATAATCATCCTTCAATACAAATAAGTTTGATGAACTTTTAAATGGGTCCTCCCAACCTAATAACATAGATTGTAATTCTGACGCAGCAACTAAACTCACAAAAGCCGATACAGTAAGCGCGTTTGCATTGTCTAATGCGTGAATGCCTTGTTCATGAGTAACGAGTTCAGTTGCAGGAATTGCCACAGCTGATATCATTCCCCATCTGCCATGTTTTAGTTCAGCCTCACGAAGCCTTATTAATTCACTCTCTGGCTTATTCTTTGCAAATCCAAGTGGGTCAAAATAGCCAACAGGTTTTGTTGAACCATAAAAGGTGAAACAATTGGCACTGCAACAAAAGAGAAGAAATAAACCAATAATATTATTCATTTATATCTTATTTGATTTTTTGCGTTTAAGTATTTTTATTAAATATTTATTAAAGATTTAATAAATGTTTTTCCATTTTTAACATTCGCTATCAACCCATTTTTTAGTTAAAACTGATTCAACGCTTTCAAGCGCTCCTTGAGTCCACCCTTGATTCATGCTAATCATTTCTCCCACAACAAGCATTCCAGGTTTTGGATTCTGCGCTTTTTTAATAAAGTCTTTGCGATTTTTAAAAGGACCGTGAAGTGGTTCATAATAGTGAGTGCCAATGGGCCAATAATAGTCCTTAATTGCAATTAAATTAAGTGCGCCTTTAGGTATTCCAAGTGCTTCTTCTAATAATTCACAAAAATAGTCTCTATTTTTTTGAGTATTTGTTAACCTATCTTTTAAATACGTTGCGTCTTCGTTGTCAGAATAAGCAATCATATAAACGCCTTTATCTGGGTTCATAGGTATTATTTTTTTTAGAGGTCCAGGAACGACGGTATAACCTGGAACATATTGTTTCATAATTTCAGAAGATGATTTTGTAAATTTTCCGTATAAACGCAAGAAGTTTTGTCCATGAACTTGTTTATAAATGGGATAATTAGGAAGTAAATTTTTAACACTGGTAATAGTTGTTGCTAAGATAATTTTGTTGCATGAATATGATGGTCCTTTATCAGTGTGTACAATAAAGTTGCATGGGGCCAACTCTTCTATATTAGTTACATAGCTAGAACAGTGAATATTTTTAATGCCAACTTTTTTTGCAATGGTTTCAATTAATAGTTTCCATGGTATATGTAGCGCAGTCCATTTATCAAAGTTGTCTTCAAGGCCATAATTATATAGGGTATCTTGAACATCTTCGTTTTCATAGTCGGTGTAACCCAAGCAAACAGTAAGATTCTTGTATAATTCCGCCCCCAAAATAGGTAATGCAAATTCTTTAAATGTTTTCTTAACAGGTGAGTGGGCAGATTTTTCTTTAAATTGTTTTTTTAATATATTAATTAACTTTTTAACATTACATGGTGGAGAAATTGTAGAGGCTGCACGAGGTGCTACTTGGAATTCATTATACGGAACTTTTAGTTCTCTTAATAAGTCAATTAATAAATAGTCCTTCTCTTTGCGACCCACGCCAGCACCCGTTACAACCTGCGTCCCTTGAAATATTTCATTTCCCAATCTCCCACCAAGCCATTGTTTCTTATGTCCCTCAAGAACTAATAGCTTTGTTTCTGGAGCCATCTTCAGAATTTTATAAGCGCTATAAAGCCCTGAAATTCCGCCTCCTATAATAATAATATCATATTTATTATGCACTGACATATAAATATAATTAGATAATAATCTCGTTGAGCTAACGACGCTTTTGAGTTTTTTTATTTCCAATAGTTATCTTTTTTGACGTCTTTTTTAATTCAAGTTTTCTACCGTTCTTGCATTTAAACTTGCCGCGAGAAAAACCTTTTCTATTTAGTACAGTCTTTGTGCAGACTCCAATAGCTTTTTGTTCATCCTTTGCGCTTGGCCCAACCTTTTTTATACAAGAACATAGCTTTTGGGATAAAATGTTTTCAGCTGCTTCCTTTAAGTGCATTCCTTTTTTAGGAACATCTAATCCATAATATGCAAGTATTTTTGAATAATCAGAATTTGTTATTTTATAAGACATCTAGTTTAGAGTATGTAAATATTTTTTTTATAGTTTAAAAATCAAAATTAATAGCTAAATTAAAAATATAATGGACTTTGTTATAACGGAAAAGGAAGAAGATCCAAATGCAGAGAATAGTATTACAAATGAAACAATTGAAGAACTCCATAAAAGTAACATACCAAAGCGGATTTTTCAAACGCATAAATCTATTCAATACATTCAAAGCAAACCTAAATTGCAAAGCGCATTAAACTCTTGGAGACGGTTTGTACCAGAATTTGGATACCATTTTTATACAAATGAAATGTGCGATGAATTTATGAAAACTGATATGGTTGAAGAATTTGGGGAGGAAATATACGATGCTTATAATAGACTCCCAATTGCTGTAATGAAAGCAGACTTATGGAGATATTGCATCATATATAAATATGGTGGAATATATGCAGACGCTGATTCAATTTGTCTTTGTGACCCAAATATGTTTACTTTATATGAAACGCAGCTTGTTTGCGCTCCAGAAACTGATCATGTTCATTTATGTCAGTGGACTTTTGCCGCACCACCAAATTCTCCATTGTTAAAATCCATTATTGAATTGTCTGTTAAAAGAATTCTAACAATCCCTGTAATTAAAGGAGAACACGTAATTCATTATTTAACTGGACCCGGTGTATTTACAGATGGAATTGAAAAATATTTGAATGAAAATGACATGCAAACTTTTAATAATAAAAAACAATACTATGTTTATAAAAATCCAACAATGATTTGTTTTATGGCAGAACGGTTTCATCAAACAATGATTTATCATTTATTTGCAGGAAGAGACACTGATGGTTGGACTCATCAAAGAAATCGGCAGTTGGTATAATATTTTTGGGTTTATTTATAGATTTTTCTGTGAATCCACAATGTTGAATAATGAATTATTTTTTTATTCTTGTCTTGTTCTCCATAATACCCGCTATACATTTTTAAAATAGCAACATTTTTATAAAGAATAAACTTATCACCAGCTGGGAAATTGTGAATGTGCTCAAGATCTATTTCTCTTCTCTCATCGTTACCCATAAATCTAGCCACTAATCCAGGTCCGGTTGGGTCCACACAGCTTGTTCCATAATATTTATTGTTTACGTTTGATACAATTTGATTTATGCACTTCAAACATATTTCGTTTCTTGGTTTAACTGCAATTAATGCATTATAAATATTATGTTTTCCAATGTCAAAAACCCAATGCTCTTTTTCAGTTAATTCAATAAAATGGAATGTATTAATGCAGTTATATTTGATGTCTAAATATATTCCACCATTAATATACAATACACAATAACGCCATAAATCTGCTTTATATGCTCCAGGTATTATATTATCAAAAGCATTTAAAACATTACCATCAAAATTTTCTGCAATAAAATTCCGACAATCATCATCATCAAATAAAAAATGTTCAAATCGCGGATGTCTCTTTTTCATTCTATCAACTGCAAGTTTCATCTTTTCTGGCAATTCTTTAGTGTGCCACGTTTGATAAATTTTTAAGGGAATTACACTATTATATTCTTTTTTTTTGTTTACTTTGTAATCATGAATTCTCTTAAGTTGCATCTTTACTATATTTGCTTTTTCTTCAATTTGGTTTTTAATATCTTGTGCAGAATATACAATTTTTTTACCAACCATCCCAGACAACATTTTATTTGGTAATAAACTTGTTCAATAAAATAATTTTTAATAAATAACTATTTTATTAATTTTTAAAATATACCAGTATTTTAGATGCCATCTAATAAACAAAAAATAGTTGTATTTGATCTTGATGAAACCCTTGGATATTTTGTAGAATTAGGAATATTTTGGGATTCGTTACACAATTATGCAAAAAGCATTAATTTAGATATAAAAACAATATTTACTCAAGATTATTTCAATAGAGTTCTAGATATATTTCCTGAATTTATTCGCCCAAACATTATCTCAATACTTCAATATGTAAAAGTAAAAAAACAAACAAAACAATGTCAAAGTGTTATGATTTATACTAATAATCAAGGCCCTAAAGAATGGGCTAATTTTGTTAAAAATTATTTTGAAAATAAATTAAAATACAAATTGTTTGATCACATTATATCGGCATTTAAAGTTAATGGCAAAGTAGTAGAATTTTGCAGAAGGAGTCACGATAAAACTATCAAAGACTTTATGCGTTGCTCAAAATTGCCAGAGAATATAGATGTATGTTATTTAGATGATACTTATTACCCTGAAATGAACGCAGAAAACGTCTATTATATTAAAATAAAACCATACACACACGATTTGCATTTTGACTTAATGATTCATAGGTTTATTCATAACGACGTTTCAAAAAAACTTATATCTGGATCCCATGCAGAAAAAGATTTTTCTGATTTTATGAAAACAAATATGAATAACTATGAATTTGTTTGTATGGAAAAAAGCAAAGATGAATATGAAATAGACAAAATTATTACAAAAAAAACAATGGTCCATTTGCAATCATTTTTTAATAAAAAAAACTCCAATTCACCTCCATCCGGAAATAAACGAACTTTTAAGAATAGATCATATCGCGCAAAAACCAGAAAGAACCGTTAATTTTTCCTATTAAAAATGTATAGTTTGTTGAACAATATTCTTAGCATTACTCAAATATCTAATAAGTATTTGATTGACTGCGCTTGTAGTAAATAAAAATACTCCAGCGGTAAAAGCAATCTTTCTATCTAAATCAGTAAAGTGTATTCGCGTAAAAGGATTAAACCGCCACAATAAAAATAAACTAATATAAATTTTAACATAATAATCTAAGGTTTCTAAATATTGTGGAGCGCTTTTAACAACGCCAACTGCAAATAATATATACAATGTGTATGTGGATACAATAAACATATTAAACCAAAAATCTTGGAATTTATACAACTCTTTATGCAATGACATTGTTCTTATAATATCTTGGGAATAAAAAATAAACGCGGGAATTAAGTTGAGACATTAACTTCATTGTATATTTTTAATGTTCTAGCACTCGCATCTTTGGCATCTACATAACGAGGCATCCAAAAATAAGGCACAACGCCGGCTAGCCCTGGATATTCATCCTCAAATATTCCGCGATAATATTTCTTTTCTGCTGTATCTGGATTATTGTGTTCACACCTTTCATTTAAAACATATGGGTTGTTTGAAACATTTTCTTGAATGATTTCGTATAATGACCTAGTTGTTTTGCTAACTCCATCACTAAAGGCTTCCTTAGTTCTCCACAAAACGCATTTGGGTAATAGTGCGCTTCCATTTGAATCCAGATAATTATTCTCGCTAAATGCGCTCCTTAGTAAGAATTTTTCACATTGTTTATTTCCAGGATGAAACCGGTGTGAAGGATGAATGCTCAAGTATTGTTGGACCCAAGTTCTGTCCAAAAATGGTGTTCTAGGTTCCAACCCATGAGACGATATGCACTTATCTGACCGCAAAACATCAAATGCATGTATATCCTTCAACAATCTTCGGCACTCCTTATCAAAATCAATTGCATCTGGGGCTGCATGCATATACAAATAACCACCACACAATTCATCTGAACCGTCACCATTGAATATAACCTTGGCTTTGCTGTGTTCCGAAATATATTTTCCTAGAAGATAATTTCCAATGCTGGCTCTTACTGTAGTTGTGTCATAACTTTCAATTGTACGAATTACATCTGGTATTGCTTTAATAAAATCTTCTTCAGTTAGCAAAATTTCGGTGTGATTTGTTCCCAAATAATCAGCAACAATGCGAGCATACTTGAGATCCTCTGAACCCGACAATCCAATACTGAATGTTTCTAGTGGAATTTCTGATTTTTGTTTATGACACTCATTAACAAGTGCCGTGATTAAGCTGCTATCCAGCCCACCTGACAATAAACAAGCAATAGGGCGTTCAGTAACCAATACTCTTTTCTTTACTGCTTCATACAAGTAATGTTGAATATTTTTTAAAGTCCAGCCAAGATCGTATTGCGATTCATTAATAATGCTAGAAAATCCAGTTGAATGGTAAGAGCAGTACTCTTTTTTCAGTTCCCATTTTGGTGAAACTTTGAACCTCATAATAATCTTAGAATAAGTTCCTGGCATAAAATGTTCAACTACATGATTTGGCAATTGTTTAGCAAACTCTGACAAGACTTTGAGTTCCGATGCATAACTGTAAATATCTTTTTTGTCTTCTAATGTGGGGGTTTTAGGTTTTAGTACATATAATGGTCTAACTCCGTAGGGGTCTCTAGCGACATAAATTTTTGCAGTTGGGTCATTAAAATTGCGGTCACATAATACAAAAGCAAATACGCCATCTAACATCTGGAGTGTTTGCTTCATTCCATATTTTTTATAGAGATGAATAATAACTTCACAATCTGATTGAGTGACAGGGGTTATTCCCATCATTTTATAAAGCTCTTTGTAGTTATAAATTTCACCATTGCAAATTAGAGCCGTATCGCCAATTACAATGGGTTGATTAGAAAAATCATTTAGACCATTAATAGCTAACCTATGAAATCCAAGTAAGCACAATAGAGTAAAATTATCTAATTTAGAAAATTCTGGACCGCGGCCTTGACCTTTCATGAATTGTTCTTGAATAAATCCCTTTTTAAAAAGGGACTCGTTGTTTAATAATGCAAATATTCCACACATACAGTTTCCTTATTAATTAATGCCCACAATCTTTATATTGGTTTTTTTCATTTAGAAAAGTACGGCAAAATAAATTATATTCCAGTATATTAATAATGACAACACAAGGTTTTAGAGAATGTGCTTCACAAATAACAAATTCCATAAATACAAGAATCTACGATAGAAACATTCCATCTCACATGCTTCAACCCTATTTGAGCGTTAGGCCAGTGATGACAAAGTATTCTATCATGCCAATTGTTGACCCAAGAGCTCCTATTAAGACCCCGCTTGTTCAACAACCAATTTACAATTCTGAAGAGGTTTTTAACCCAGGAAATACTCAGTCTCCTTGGTCTGGGTTTGCTACAAATATTAATACTGAATCTGAATTAAGAAATCAGGTTTTTGCACTTCAAGCATGTAGCCAAGCTGTGTATGTTCCAAGCGCCAACAGTGATTTATACAAGTTTGGGTTTAAACCAACTAATACTGTTCAACAACCCTTCCCTGGATTATTCCAAAATGAACACTTTAACTCATTTAATCCAAATCCTGAGAACGTTGGACAAGGTTTATTCCAAAACTGCACTCGCCAAGAGATTAGAAATCTTGGAAATGATCACACCACACCCTCACCACAATGTAACTTTGGACCTAAACAAAATAAAAAATAAATGCAAAATAGATGCAAAATAAATGCAAAATATAACATGTTTTTCAAGTTATATTTTATTATACCAATCAGGCTTTCCACGCTTCTTCCAAGATGCAATTTTTTGCTTGTCTGGAGTTTGGTAATATTTACGATAAGCCTCAATTGCATCAGCACATTTACATTCAACTGGCATGGCTTGTGCAAAGGGGGTTAGCCCCTTCTGTGGAAATTTGTCTGCTGTTGGTGCGCACTGTCTCAAATATTTGGCTACAATATAAGACTGGTGCATTTTGTCTGGTGGATGGTCGTATCTGTATTTCCATTCATTATGCATTGCGTCAACCAAATCTAAAGCCCACATATAATTTTCCAGGGATGTTCGCATCCAAATAGTAACTGGATGATTTTTGTGAGAAATCTTGTATAATTTAACTTTTCCACCGAGGTTGTTATCTGGGTCAACAATGTGAACAGCGGTGCACAACATTTGGACTGCTTCCAAAATAATTTTAGAAACATGTTTGTCAAACATGAATTCCGCGCATTCTTGAAAGTTAAGAGAGAGAATGAATAGGTTCATAATATTTTGCAATTGAATTTAAAAAGCTTTAAGTTCAATTTAATTAAATCAATTTTTTTACAAGTAATTTAACACTTCTTTAATTCTTAAATATCTGGGATCATTGTATATTTTTCCAGTAAGGTCTTGCAATTCTTCCATATTTTTAACTGGATATTTATTAGCATACTCAAACATTAAATAAGATAATTCAATTGTTGCCTCTCCATATTGCAATTCCACCATAGGAAAAACCTCTTGTAGTTCCTTAGATTGAGCCCATCCCAAAAATATAGCCAACCAAGACCTCTCATCATCTTCTATATATTCAACGCTCAATTGAACCTCTCTCCAACTCTCTAAATCAGTCAAAAAATCTTCCCAACTCTGGAATATTAAAGTTGATATGTATAAAATAGATGTCCACCTATCATTGTCTTCATTATTTTTTTCATGAACTGGCTTATAATTTGGCAATTGTCGTTTTTGCCATGGATAAAACATAGAGTCAATAAATTCTGGAGCCTTATCATAATAGTCGTCAAATGCTTTTAAAATACTATTAAATGCACGATCTACTATTTTGTAAGTAGAATCTCTTTTCACTGATAAGTAGTTTACCGTAAATATTTGATATGTAATAATAATACCTAAAGCAATAATAAATGTTGAAATTGTAGGGATTTTACTCGTTAATCTGTCTATAAATGAACCCGGTTTGCTATAACTTGCAACAGTAACAATAAATGTAACAATTACTATAATAGCAACGATTGTAAACAAAGTAACTTGATATGTGGTAAAACCAGAGAAACTCATCTAATATACCCACATATAAAATTATAAATTAACTTTTAGTAAATTGTGTTTTATCTAAATTTTAAAGATATAGGTAAGATATAAAATGGACGACCAATTAATTACCGAAATAACTCTTGAGTGTTTAATGAATAAACAACAATACGCAAAACATCTAGGTCAAAACACACCTGCAAAAAAAGATTCTATTCGCAAAGACAAAAAGTTTTATAAAAAACGTATATTTGATTTAACAAAAAGGCTCTTAAATAATGAAAAACCAGAAACAATGTATCCCGATGTTGGAAGTGCTTTTGATTCTTATGCTAGAGTTTGCATTGAATACTTCAAGGTTTTAGATAAATCTGATATTATTCAGGAAGACTATGCCGGAATTAACGAAGATTCTCTAAATAAGCTTCCGGTGGACCCCTCATACAATGCTGTTGAAGAAAGCATGTTGATGATGCGTTCTATTAAAATTACTGAACCAAATGCATTAGAAAAACTCGTAAAAAGAACAACAGCTAAACTTGAAAAAAAACCTATAATTCCACTACAAAAGGACATAAATTTGAAAGACCCAAATCTGAAAAATAAAGGTATTAGCAAAAAGAATAATATCAATAATAAATATGAGGAAACCCATGAAAAAAACAATGCAGAAAAAACAGAACAAACAAAAAACAATAAAAAAACAACAGAAATCCAAATCGCATGTAACTAGAAGAAATCACATATTTAGAGAAAAAATGATTAAAAAATTTGAATCCGTTAAATTGCGATGCAGTCCGAAAACGGCTGGAAAGGGATACACTTGTTTAGAAGATGAGACCCTTTATAAATTAAAAGAATTGTGGAACGCTCGCCACCCTGAATCTAAAATTGACACCAATGATTCAAAAGAAATTTGGTCTGCGTTAAATTCTAAACTAAAAGGGGTTTGCAATAAAGAATCTTGTTGGTTAAAGCAAAAATTTGTTAATGGAAAACTTAATAAGGAATTAGAGGAATCTTATGCCCCAGTCTCTCCAAAAGAATGGAGCAAAAACCCTAATGAATGGTTGTCTAGCGTAGATATATTGGATGTTATGAAACAATATGAGGAAAAATACAAGTGTTTTGATTTTATTGGTCCATCGCCAATTGATTTTGATACGCACAAATTATATGGCGAATGCGTATGGGAAGAATTATGTCATTTCAACTTGGAAGAAGAAATAAAGAACGGAAGATTTAAAATTGGTGTTATATTCAATTTAGATCCTCACTATAAGGGTGGATCTCACTGGGTGTCTATGTTTATTAATATTAAAAAAGGGGAGATATTTTTCTTTGATAGTGCTGGCGATAAAGCTCCGCGACAAGTTATGAAACTAGTAAATCGCATTATTAAACAAGGAAAACAATTAAAAGTTCCAATTAACTTCAAATTTGACCAGAATTATCCAGTTGAACATCAATATGGAGACACTGAATGCGGAATTTATTCATTATATTTTATTGCACACATGTTAGAAGATAGACATGATAGCAAATATTTTAAAACTCATGTTTTAGATGACAAGTACATGCAACAATTCAGAAAGGTTTATTTTAATAGAGATTTGTAAATTCAAAATTTTATTTAAACAATCAAAATTTTATTTAAACAATCAAAGTATATAAATAATATTTGCGAATATTATTTATATGTCATCAAGACAGGTAAACATTGACTTTATTACAACTGAAAATATAGAAATGATTTGGGACATTGTATTGGATGATATAAAACCCCGAATAAAATCTCAAGAACAGTTTACTCAGGCTAGAGGATTCTTTATAAACCAAGCACGTCTATTCTTTGAAAAGGAAAAAAATAACCCTCAAAATTTAATGGAAATGAATAAAAAATTTATCAGTTTAATTATGAATAGTTTTAATTCTCAACCTCAACGGCAAACACCACAACAACCTCCATCTAAACAACTATTTAAAGCGGAAGACATACAAGCTGAGAGACTAAGCGCGTTTGAAAAAGGGTTGGCTGAAAAAAAAAATGATTTTATGAATTCAATGACAGTTCCTGTTCCAGAAGCTCCAAAATTTAGCGATAGTTCAAGAGATGAACCAATTGGTGGAGCCATGGGAGAATTAATTGCAAGAACCCTAGCTCAGAGAAATTTTGACATAGAAACAATTCACAAGAGTGCAAATAAAGAAGATGTTGAAAAATGGCTAAAACCATCAGAAACATCAGTAAAAGTGGAAAAGGTACAACAAAATCAACAAAGTGCAACACAATTAGAAGAAAAACAAAAACAATATCAATATAATCAATCCAAACCAAAGTTTATTCAAATTGGTGAAGAATTGCCTTTTGCTCCTAGTAGTAAAAAACAAATATCATGGGGAGAGAATCAAGAATATGAAATTAATGAAATGCAATTAGAAATAAATGAAATTTCTTCTAGAGGTTTTGAAGAAAATCAAAAAATTGGTTCTAATATTTTCTCTCGGCTAAAACAAATAAAAGAAGAAAACCCTGAAACAATTGAGCTTAAACAGGAAATGAAAAATATGGGAGAGAAGATTGTTAATCTAGAAGATAAAATGAATCAAATTTTAGAACTATTAAAAAATAAAATTGAACCTGCAACAAACAATAATGTGGAGAATACATATAAAGAACAATGGCTATAATTAAGCTATTTAAGATTATTGCACTTATTGCACCAATTGCGGCATTCTTGCAGCATCCTAGACAAAGAATTGGAAAAACAAGACTATATTTAGAGGATGAACAATGGGACTCGGGAGAAGTAAGTTGGGAAACTATTCCTTTTACACAATACAGCCCAATTGGGGTTAATAAAAAGATCATAGAAACCTCACTAGTATCCACTAAAGAATATGCAAAAACTCCATGCACAACTCCTCTGTGTAAAAAAATAAAAGAAGACCAAACTCAGTTGGCCTCTGTTTCTGCTTTTGCAAAAATGTCTTACAAGGAGTTGTTCAATTTAGATGTATTTATATCAGAACTTAATTACAATATACACACACACAACTTATTTAATCCATCAGAAATGATGTTTTTAACAATGTTGTCTGGTGTAGCATATGTTTATAATAAAACCAAGGAGACTGAAATAAGCAGGATTCAAAGATTATACAAGTTTTCGTCTAGGTCGGAATACTTTGAAAAATACAAAAAATTTAGAAAATTTACAATGATGTTCTTTATTATTGTTACTTGTTTGTTTACAAGAAATGTATATAGCGCCACATAAGTTTATATTGTATAGAATAATAAAATACAATATAACTCTAAACCATCTTTATCTTGACTCCTTTTGGCGTTTGCTCCACTTCTGCAATTAAAATGGGGTCTATTTGAGGATTCTCCAAAGCTCTATAATAACTATCCCAATCATACAACTTTCCATTGTTGCTATCAATCTTGCGATAAATATATTTTTTACCACGGAATTCATATGGTTTTCCTCTCCATTCAATAGTTTTTTTATTAATTTTAGTTGTAGAATCAGGCTCCTGCTTCTTATAATTTGGAATATATGAGAAAGATGTTGAAGACGGCTCACCAAATTGCAAGCAATTTAATTGTTCTTTTGACCCTCTCTTTGTGTAAACTGCACAATCAATTGATGCTTCTTTTATAGCCGTAATTAACTTAAAACTTACCTCGTCTTTAATAGTTGAAATCTCAAATAAAGCCTCGTCACTAGTTAAAGGAATATTGTCTTCTTTCCAATCCTTCTCGTTCTTTCCTTCAACTGGAATTTTATATTTTCTTTTACTTTTGTCCTTTCTTTTCAATTCAATTGCAGCATCATTCTTGGGATCTAATTGTTCTTTAGAAAAAGTCATTAAATATAAATAAACCTCAACCGTTTGTAGTGCTTCTGGCAAATCTTTATGACTACAAATTCTTCGCGCTCTTCCCACAACTTGGTCAATGCGCGCAGGATTCCAATAGGGTTCCATAATGTGAACATATCTTGTGCTTCGCAAGTTAATTCCTTCTGAACCAGACGCAGTAATCATTAACACTTTTATAATTTCACCCATATGGTTATTGTGCGCAATCTCTTTTAGCTTTGCAGTTATCGGAGATTTAGTGTCCCAGTTACTATTGTATATATTGCGAATTAATTCTTTTTCTTCAGAAGATTCGGTGCCAGTATATAATGCAAATGTTGGTTTCCCCATATTTTCTTCACTAATGTCCAAGTCCCAAACTCCACTAGAGTCCTTTTTAATCTTAAATTGGGTAAATCCATTTGCTTCTAAAACCATTTTAAAAATTCCAATACCTTCCAAGGTTCTAAATTGACTATAAACCAAATGCAACCCAAGATGCTGTGGGTCTTGAATGTTCTCCAATATGTTTAGATATTTTGGACTATATTCTTCTAATCCTCTGGGAGTCAAAACAGTGTTTTCATTTGCTTTTAAAAATTCAATGGCTCGCTGAATTCTTTTTTCATATGTTGCATCCGCCAATTTTTCAATAACCTCGTCTCCTTCAAGCTCACCATCCCAAGCTTCACCATCCAAATCGTTTCCTCCTTTTTTAGATGTTTCTTTCAAAGCCTCCTCATATATATTTTCCAACTGTTGAGTGTCTTCTTCTCTATCTTCTTTTGGCAAAGGTCTTCCAGGAGGCTTAGGCATAACAAAGTTGCAATATAACCGAGAGAAAATGCGATAGGTTGATGTTGGGTCCTTATAAATTCCATTTTCATCAATAACGCCCTTTTTCTGTTTTGTACTAGTTTCTTGTTTTCTCTCTAAAGCACGAGCTGCCTCATAAACAGTAAATTGATATGCGCTCATCGGTATTTTAATAACGTGAAAATCTACTAATTTTTCATATCGTGGCATAAGAGATTCTTGTGCACTCCTGAAATAAGACGTTAATCCAATAATGCGTCGTTTAAATAAATCCATATTTTTTGTGTTTCCATTCTCTGTATTTAAAAATAATTCAGCAAAATCGTCAAACTTATCGGGGAGTGCTTTGTTAAGCTTAATTTGAATTCCAGCTGTGTTAACACCTATTTTATTGCTCTCCAAAATACTTATTATTCGTTTTTCAAAATCCATGTCACTAATTATTCCTCTCTCTTGTAAATGCATTTTATCTCCTTGATCCTTAATAGTTATTGGTTTGTTTGTTACTCCATGATAACCGGATTCTTCCTTATATTTATTCTCAAACCCAAATGGGTTTCTTGTTATTGTAATTACTTTATCTTTAGAATAATCAAGGTAATCTAATACTTTTTCTCTCGTGAATATCTCTTGCAACTTCTCTTTAGTTACAGATTGACCCGACCGAACATCCAAAGGGATCTCCCAAGTCTTGATGTAACCGCGCAATATATTAAAAAGTATTCCAATTTCGTTAGGATAATTAATTATAGGAGTTCCAGATAACAAAATAACACGCGCGTTTTTAGCACTTAACAAAAGCTCATAAAGGATAAGAGCCATGGAATAAGGAACTCTTTCTTTCTTTCCATGTTTATCAACAGGAACCTCTTTTTCTTTTGAAATCTTATTAACAATTCGGCTAATAAAGTTGTGAGCCTCATCAATAACAATCACGTTATCGTCAAAAATATTTGTTTCAAAATTATTTGTCATATCTTTCAATTTATCTCTGCGCAACCCATTATAATTAATAAATTTGTATTTGTGTTGTATCATTTCATCTATTTGGTCATCTAAACTTTTAATTTCTTGAGGCTCCAAAGTATCATAATTACTGGGTTTTGTCGTGTTTACAAGCCACGCCCCTTTCTTTTTATTAATGTATTCTACTGAAAGATTTAGTACGCTTGAAAGAGTATCAATTGCCTCAGGATGATCTCTTGTTGAGATCCATTGCCAAAATTGATTTTTTTTATAAATAGAATCTCCACACTTCTTTAATTCTTCCATGTAGTTTCTTCGTAAAGACGCGGGGGTCATAACAATAATTTTCTTTTTACTCTTAAATCCTTCAGCAATTGCAATAGATGTGCACGTTTTACCTGCACCCAAACCATGAAATAGCAAAAGACCTCTATAAGGAGTATATAAATTCAAATAATCACGAACTAAGTTTTGATGAGTTAAAAGAGAAAATTCTCCTGCACTATCTTGACCAATACTATCGCAAGATATCTGAGAAGAATCGTCCATTACAGTGTCACGATAAGTACCAAACAATGAATTTATGAAATTCACAAATTTCTCTCTATTATTCATAAAATAACTAGAAACTTTGATATTTACGTGAGGTTTCTTTGGAGGAAGTCTGGCAATAGTCTCAATTTTATCAATATCTACCCATTCTTCTGGTGGAATTAGAGAAACGCCTTTTACTGGTCGTTTTGTTCTGCGTTTTTTAGGTTCTTCTACAACAGGTGCGACAGGTTCTTCTCCTTCAAGTTTTTCTTCTTGTCCTTCTTTTTCATCTTCTTCTAATTTAAATAATAATTTTTTGGGTAATTTTTTTACTTTTTTCTTTTCCAAAACAGGTTCTTCTACTTGAGCAACAATTTCTTTGACATTTGGTTTTACTAAAACAGCTGTCATTTTATTTTCTTTCATTCTTTCCAATAACTCTCTTCTACTAAAACCTGTATCTTTGTCTCGTTCATCAACCAATTTAATTTTGCTTACTTCAATCTTTTCGGGAGCGTTTGCTACAGGAATGGCAACAGACACCTTTTGTTTCTCTTCTATAATTGGTTTAACTCTTAATTTTTCTTTTAATAACTCTAAAGGATTCATGGTGCTTATATACTAAATATATATTAATAATATAAAAGTTTAAGCCGAATAACTGTTAATTTTTTGCAATGCTTCATTGCATGCTATTTGTTCGGCCTTTCTTTTAATTTTATGTTGGCCTTCGCCCAGAAAAATTAAGACCTTTCCAAATTTAACAATCCATTCTTGAATTTCCTTGAAAGTCTTTACATGGTCAATGTGAGTTGCGTTGTGTATGCTTACTGCATGAATTGGTTGTCCAATGCAAAGATAAACTCCCATTTTATAACCATTTTCTAAATCGTGTTCAATCTCCAAGTAATGAGGAGTTACCTTGAATTCCTTTTGAATCTTTACCTGCAAAATATTCTTATAATTGTCATCATTTTGAATAAGCGCAATCCAATCTATGTGCTTCTCAAAAATGTTTTCTACAAACTTTTGCGCTATTTGAAACCCAGGACCAGTAACAAATACATTTTGAAACCATCCCTCTTCATCTTTCACGTTAATTTTATTAAAATCTAAAAACAATGCCCCTAAAAAGGACTCAAACAAACAACCAAGTTTCTTTAAGTTTGTTCTAATTTTTTTTTCTTCTGCATGTTTTGACAAAATTAGCCATTTATTAAGATGCATTTCCATCGCAATTTTTCCAATAGCCTCGTTTTTTACAATAGCAATCTTCTTTTCTGTCATAAAACCTTCATTCTCTTTAGGAAATCTGCGATACAAATAATATTTAGTAACCAATTCAAGAATACCATCTCCTAAGAACTCTAGTCGTTCATTTGACTTTGTTTTTAGTGGCATGCAATCTGATGGACGTTCAACTATAGTAATATTTTGCAAAGCATTCTCAAGCTGTGGTCGTTTAGTATAAGATCTATGCACAAATGCTCTTTTATATAGCTCAACGTTCTTTATAATTCCTGGAACTCCGTATTTAGTGAGAATAGATTGAACATCATTCAATGTAATCTCCACATTTAGGGGATTGTATGGGTTAAAAATTAATCCATCCTCACCCTTGACAATATCATCGTCGTGCAGTATATTTTTTTCGGTCGTCTTTTCTTCCATTTATATAAATTGTTTGGATGTGTTTAAATCTTTTGGAGATAGATATTATCCGTGGTTGATAAAAATTATTTTGTTTAGGGTATATATAAATGGTAGGCATGATGACACAGTTCGGCAGAGGCCGTTATGTTGATGCTATCGCTAACAGAACATTGCAAAGTGGTGGTTCCATTGGTGGCGTTAAAAAGGCGGGTGTTTTTGGAGGCAGTGTTGCGTGGCCCCAAGGTAACATGGGTTCCCACGTGTTTTACAGAGCTCCTCAAAGACAACCCACACTTCTTTTTGCTCTAAGAAATACTACGAGAAACCCCGTGCAAGGTACAAGATACCAAGTCTATGCCAGACGCGGTATTATGTAATAGCATTTTGTGGTTTCTTAACTTTATACTTAATATTATTCTTAAATCTTATAATATTAAGCTCTTATAAAATGACTGGTATGATGTATCATTTTGGAAAACAAGGCAGAAATGTTGAATCATTAACAAATCGTGGCTGCGCGTCTGGTGGTAGCTGCGGAGGTAATAAAAAAGCTGGTATAGTATCATTTGGTCCATCATGGCAACGCGGAAATATGGGAAATTATTTGAGACGAGCTCCTCAATTACAAAGGGGAATATTATTTGCATTAAGAAATACTACTAGAAACCCAGTTCAGCAAAGGAGATCTACATTTGGAAGAATACATGGCTTAATGTAAAATATAAAATAATATACCTAAAAAATAATTTAATAACTATTTACTAAGTAAGTTATTAAATGAAGATTAGGGTGGATAACCGCGAACAAGAGTTAATAAGGCTGTGCAAACATTTTATTGAAACTGGACCTATGTATAATGGGTTGGAAATTGTTGTTGAGGCATTGCCAATTGGCGACGTTGTATTGAGTGAAAGCGGTGTTGATAAAGTAATCATAGAGAGAAAAAGTTTAGGAGATTTGGCCTCCAGTATTAAGGATGGAAGGTATGAAGAGCAATCCTATAGATTAAATGGATTACCTCATCATAATCACAATATATTATATTTGGTTGAAGGTGATATGAACAAACTTAACTCATTAAATACTTTCAAAGACCGAACTGATAAGACAAGCTTATACTCTGCTATGTTATCTCTCAATTATTATAAAGGGTTTTCAGTTTTAAGAAGTATGAACATTGAGGAGTCTGCATTAATGGTCTGCAATATGGCCTATAAATTAAATAAATCTCCTGAAAAGAAGGCGTTTTATTCAAATACCCCTGTCTCTCAATCAACTGAAGAAGAATCTGCAGAACCACAACAATCATCAAGCGATTATTGTGGAGTTGTTAAAAAAGTTAAGAAGGAAAATATAACTCCAGAGAATATTGGTGAAATTATGTTATGTCAAATTCCTGGAATTAGTTCAACAAGTGCTATTGCTGTTATGAAGGAATTTAAGACGGTTAAAAATTTACTAGCAAAGATAAATGAAAATGAGGCTTGTTTAAAGGATATTACTTATGTAAATGCTAAAGAACAAACTCGCAAAATTAATAAGACTGTTATTGCCAACATTATTAAGTATTTAAAACAATAATGTAGGAATTCTGTGCATTGTTTTCTAGAGGTATAATATATAAATGACAGAGGATTTCATTAAGATTATTGGCATTGTTGTTATTATTGGATTTTTGATATTTTTAGCAACAAAATCATTAAAATTGCACATGAACGTTATGGAAGGTTTAACAAATCCAACCGATGCCTCAGCTAAAACCGGCGTTGGTGCATCTGCAAATGGTTATGCAAGTTCATTAAAAAATAAGGTAACACAAATGCAAAATGATGTTCTACTTATGTCAAACAAAGATTACAAGAAAGATTATGAAAACATTGTTTTATACATGGATGATTATATTAATGCATTAATGCTAAAAACTACACTATCCATCAATGTCAATGCAGACAATGCGAGTGATAATATTGAAACTATTAAAATTTTGAATGAGCTTAATGCTACAAAAGCATCTCTCAATAATGTAATGAAATATGTTGATTCTCATTAATAATTATTTAATTTACACCCTTTTTCATTTCAAACGCAGATTATAATATAAAAGAATACTTATATATTATACACAAATGGATTTTGTTTATGTATTACTTTATGGAAATGAATGGGAAGATATGGTTATATTATTATCAAATGAAGATGCTATAAATGAATCAATAAAACACCCAGATGCCAGAGTTGAAATTTTTAGAAAAAATGCCCAATCTGCATATACTCCTAGTTATAATTATTATAAAAATGGAGAACTTATACAAAATTAGTAAGGAAAATAATCGTCTATTAAACTCTTATGCTAACTTCATTGTCGGCGTAATATCCAATATCAACGAGATGTTGGGTGTATGCTTGTCCTCCCCAATTTGGGTCCATTGGGTCTGGACTATATAACATACTCTCCTGCTCTTGATTCATTTGGTCAAGAGGCGTTGTGCTTCCTTGGTAAAAATCTGTTTGATCAAATGCTGGAACAGAGTTTGTATTATATGGGTGATCATTTCTAGTAGCATCTACAAGCAATGTTGGGTTTGGACCAGTCATATTTTTAATAATCACTTTTGAATCTAAATTTGTTGGTGTTGGATGTGTATTTGTATTTGGAGGTGCCTTGGGTTGATTTGCGAGAGCTGGAGGCAACCCACCATGCAAATCAGTTGGACTAGGTCTTACTTTATAAACAGAGTTTCCTTGAGCATCATACGTGGTTTGTAAATATAATACGGGACATCTTATGCCTTGACTTCGCTGCCAATCCATGAATTCCACATAATCTTCTAAATTATCAAATTCTACTGGATTTACTCCAGGAACTTTGGCTACTTTTGAATTGTATAAAAAGTATTTTTTATCTTTTTGAACAAGAATATCAGGACATCTAGGATTTGCCATATTTGTTAAACCTTCTTCTATTGTTAATTTAGAAGGGGTCATCTTTGCGCAATAATACATTCCTGCTAAAAAAGTCACTATTAATAATATTAATAACATTGAGTTCATTTTATTGTATATAATAGATTGGGATAAAATTAATTTCTGCGTTTATTTATATGCCCAGAAAAGCAACTGTTATTGAAATTGACCCACTTATGAATGGTTATCAAAATGCAATTGACACATTTAATAATGATGTTGGTTCAGGAAAACATATTTTTTTATTTTTATTTATGGATGGATGTGGGCCATGCAATCAAACAAAACCACAATGGAAAAAAATGCAAAAAATGCTTAAAAACTCACACGGAAACAGAGAAGATGTTGTTGTTGCAGCAATAAATCAAAAATTATTTGAAAACCTAAAAAGCTGTGGAAAAGAACCAATGGGTTATCCTTGTTTGAGATACATTAAAGGACCTTCTGTAGAAGAATACGAAGATTGCAAAATCCAAAA